AAAATAAAAAAAACAATAATTTTCTGGCATTCATAAGGAACATCACGAAGCTCTACATTAAATGGAACATCAAGATCCATTAGAGGGGTAATTTCACCAGGCATTAAAACCGTCAAATCACCTTTACGAGCAAAATCTTCACCAAAGGCGTGGTATCTATCAGGGTTAAGCTTGTCTAGTAAGGGCTTTAACTCTTTTTCACAAAAGTCTTTTATTTCGCTTCTGCGCTGGTCTTCTGTCCACAATAAGAAGTTTTCTGGTGCGGTGTAACGAACAATGGGACGACCTGCTACCATGGCACGTTCTCGAACAGGGCGAGTTAAGTATTGACCGCCACTAGCACGAGGAATGCAACCATATTCCTCTTCAGCCATTTCTTTGGTAGGTGCATTTTTATAAAGCTCATTACGCCAAGTTTGTTCTTTTTCTTTTGACCATTCTTGACCAGTTACATAGCAAATACGCTTATACAGCCCTTGCTCTATTGCATCATCTAATGATATTGAATGAATGCTATAGTCTTTTTTTCCTGCTCTAGCATCTTGTATCCACTGGTTAAATAAATTACCCACACCGTTGTGGGTTGAGATGATACGTACCTTAGCGCCCCACATAGTCAATGCTTGTGCTGCTTTAAATAGTTCGTCTAATTCCACATGAAAAGCTGCTTCATCAATTGTTACGTCACCTTGAAGACCACGTAAATTTGAAGGGCGAGAACTTAATGCTTGAATTTTTTTACCCGTGTTAGGAAAGCGGATCATGTAAGCAAGAATTTCTTCTTTCTTGTCTTTATCCCATAACGTTTGCTCATAAACATCAGCATCAGCTAATTGATTAAAAGCTTTGGCAAACAAGGCACAGGCGGCAATGTATTCAAGCGCCATTTCTTGCTTAGAGCCGACATAAAAAACGTTTCTACCACCACGCCTACGAGGCTTTGACGCGGTAATAACATCTTTACCTGCCTGCGCCCAGGTTAAACCTGTTCGTCGGCTTTTTTCAGCAATAGCATAGGTTGAATCATCTAAGAACCATTTTTGTTGATAAGGAAGAAATACCGCTTCTTTAGATGGATCAGGAAAATTATCTTCGGTAGCTGGCTCATACTCAACCCCTAAAACTTCACACTCGTCTGCTAAGTTTATTTTTTTAGGAGAATTTAAGGCAACAACACTTTTGCTCTTTTCCCAAGGCTTATTCATCACAATACTGGCCATTATGCTTTACCCATGAGAATGCCCGTTATTTTGGCTTCAAGCTGTTCACTCATACCGTCTTCACCACGTAACTCTTCTGTTACTGCATTAGCCGCTTCTTCAGCAAAGGCTTGGCGAATTTGTTTTTCTTTTTCAATACTCAATAACGCAGCACGCTCTAAGCGTTGAATGCTTAGCGCCAGTTCGCCAATGGTTTTAGGATCGAGTACTTCGTTTGGATCATCATTCGCTTTAACTAATAATTTAAACGATTGGGTACGCAGCATTTCCATTAATAACTGACTCACTTCACCGGTAGGTTTATTACCTAATTTTGCGACCCATAGCTCCGCCATTTCGCGCGCTTGGCGAATGTCGTGGCCAATGGTTTCCATTTGCGTGCTGTAGCGATTAACACCACTGGCGCTAACTTTAATGCTATCGTCTAAACCCGACTCAGCAATAAGCTGGTTAACTTTGGCTACTATGGCTTTTTGAGTAAGTTTACCGTCACGTAATAGCGCATTGAGTTCGGTTTTTATGGTGTCTGGCAGTAGATCTATTTTCGACGGTTTACCGCGCTTTTTACGTGTTGTCATGGTCTTTCTCGGCATAAGCTAAATAATCTGCTCTTACTTTTTGAATTTCTTTTTGTAGCGTTTTCCACACTCGTTTGACAGCGGGATCACTTTGTAAATAAGTATCTAAATATCCCCCTTTGTGCTGGTAACGTTTTTGAGTTTCTTGCTCAATTTTAGGCTTTATTACTTTACTTTCAATTTCAGCGGCTGTTAGAGCTAAAGCCAATTGATGAATAATTCTTTTTTCATTTACTTTAAATGGTTTTAATTTAGCCATGTTGATCCCCTTAAGCACTAGGACGCTGAACGCCATCGACAAATGAAATACCTTGCGCCACGTCTTGACCACGACTTGTTAGTGTGGCAATAACGTAATTGCTTTGACGCTCAAGCGTGACTAAACCTTGCTCAGCTAACCAACCTAATTGTGTTTTCACTTGGTCGGTACTCATTTGGTTACCAAAGCGCGCGCATGAGTCTTTAATGATACTGTCGTTACTGGTGTAATTAAGCGCGTCTAACGCGCGTAATATCGATAACCGATAATGTTTATTTTGAATGCTAGCTAATGACATTATTTACTCCCTTATTTATGTTGAGTGATTTCGTTTTCGACCAACATGCCGACTTGACTACTAATATGACCAAGCAGCTTTTCAACGCCATCTATTTGACCTTTTAGCTCACGCATGTCGGACTCTACTCGGTGAATAGTGCTTTTATCAGGTAGCTCGTCAACTTTGGTTTCAAGTGTGTTTACATCTTTTGCAAGCGATTCGTGCTTGTCACTCATTTCTTTGGCTAACGCACCATGATCGCGTTGATGAGTAAATGTAAGCTCTATTTCACTGACACGCCCCTCTAGTTCGATATGTTGTTTTTTCTTCACGAAGGTAACCGCGAGTGCCCATACCACTAAGGCGAACAATAACCAAACCACCCATTGCAACACTTTAAAATTCTCCATTAACCACGCCATTAAAACTGTCTCCCTGTTCGAGCATAATATTTTTGTTGATGTTCATGTAATTCTTGGCAACTTATACAACGCACCGCATTAACCGACTGAATACGCGCCATTAAAATGGTTTCTTCGCATTCTAAACAGCGGCGAATACCTTTAACTATTAAGGGTTTTTCATGCTGTTGATTCGCTTTTATTGCTTGCTCGCGGTTCATTTCTTCTAAGTTACTGGCTCTGTCTACTACGTCGCTCATGGTTATTTTTGTCCTAAATTGGCAAGGTTTTCGTCTTTATTTTTGCTGCCCATGCTTGAGCCAAAATAAAAACCGGTAACGTCTTTACGTTCGTCTAACAAACCTTTAATTACCGCACCTATGGTTGCACTAGCGGCAGCAAGCACCGCAGCTTCGTCTTTTAAAAAATGAATTAATAAACATTGCACTAACACTAAAAACAGTACATACCAAAGGTTGTATTTAATAATGCGATCGGCAATTTTATCGGCTTGGTCGTTATGTACTGCATACATAGTGCGCGCGCTGGCACGCTCTTTATAGGGGGCTAAATCAAGCTGGTGAGCATTATCAATAAGGGTTTGTTTCAGCTCTGCCGCTAATTTTGGATCAGCGGCTAATTTAGCTTGAATTTTTTCGGGATTAGTTTCACCCGTTTTACTTGATGCAAAATGTAATACCTTACTAGCCAACTTAGCTGCAGTAGAGTCGTTACCCGATAATTTGTCGGCTAACCAGTCGGTAATACCTAGTGTTTTGGCGATGGAATATACAGCTAACACAGACATGAGTTATCTCCATTTTTATGATGTGAATGAGTTTTTAATTGTTGCTTAATTTGTTTAAGCCAGTGCTGGCCACGTTGTTGGTTTTCAATATTGCCCGCGTAACGTGGTGTTTGTTGGGCAGCTGAACGAAAACCATTTTGCCAAGCAAGGCGTTTTTCAGCTTTGCGATACACACAATCATTAAGTGTTAAACCACGACTATGAGCTGTTTCGCCTTGTTCGTAACAAAGACGCAAAGCCATGCTGTTAGGTTTAAGGTTGTTCATCTGTAAAACCAAAGGTGGCAATAGCAACACAGCGTTCGTCGATATCGCGCAAGCGATTTAACCAACCCTTGATATATTTTTGTTGTGATGGATTGCGTTTAACGGTACGGCGATAACGTTTTAAACGTGCATCGTTAAATTTTTCAAGTAGCGTTAAAACTGCAATGGCATTAACCGTGGCAATGGTTTTAGGGCCAATTATGCCGTCGATAGTGGTTTTAGCGAGTCGTTGTAGCGCTTTACGGGCAAAGCTGCCGCCTTGGTTAACTGCGCAATCGAATACCGTTAGCGCTAAAGCAGGGGGTAATTGTTCACAACAATTCTTTAACCAGTAGTCGTGGTAATAAATGGCTATGGCTTGCTCACGGGTAAGTTTTTTAATATCAAGGTCTGGGTACCAGCGCTTAGCGATACCAAAGTTAGTTTCGCCACCGTTATCGTGCGGATTGTTTACATAGCCACCTTCGTGTTTTAGCACGCGGTCTATAGCGTTTAAAGCAACGGGCGGTATGTTGGTAGACGATTGTTTAATCGCGCTTTGAGAAGTTTTTATATTCATGCTGACAGGATGCCAGCATGTTGAGTTTGGTTGTATTAACCTGAGTTACTAATTTTTAGTTCTTAATACCTTCTTGTCGACGGCGTTCATTTATTTCATGCTCAATGCGTTCTTGTTGAATAATCATTAAAGTTGAAGGTAACCGTAAAGAAAATATAAAAGCAGCTATGGCTAAAAATAAATATAAGTATTCAATTAACTGTTGATAATCTTTTAATTTATCTTTAAGTAATATTGAAATAAAGATAAATGCTAGCGTTGTTAAATATAATTTAAATAACCACTTGTGACGGGTTAATCGATTATAAGTACGTTTGTAACCTAGTTGTGCTTTTTGCCAACCACCCGATGGCAACGATTTAGGATCGCCAACTAAAGTAATAATTGCGACCAAAAAACCAGCCAAGATAGAAAACATAGTTACGATGATATTAATTGCATCTTGATTACCATGAATGTACGGTTGGCCGTAGTAACTGCCAATACAACTCCATAACAGCACAGCAAAACCAAACGTTATTTTATGGCGATCTATTTTATTCATTATCGACTTAATACACCTGTGGAATTTAATTCACCATGATACAAGTATAATTTATTCCAAGCATCTTGTTTATTCAATGACTTCCCAAAAGTATCTACCTTTTTACTGTCAGAAACACGTATTTGCTCTGCTGTAATAGTATTACCAAGGTTAGTTAAAATTTTGAAACCACGAGAATCAGGGTCATTAACTAGCGCTTTCGCTACAGTAGACAAATGCTCTTTACCAGAGTCACCAAAACCCTTTATTTGTTTACTTTCTTTTAAATTAGCTCTTTTACCATCAAAGGAAAGTGAAATTTTAACATTTACGTTTTCTCTGTCGTCAATCTCTTGCAAGGTATCATCAGTACTCAT